AGGAACACCTATAAAAAATAAACCAGCTGAATTTTTTACTATATTAAATTTATTATCTTCTTATACCTTTCCTAATAGATGGAAATATTTACATACTTTTTGTGGACCTAAATATAATGGATTTGGATGGACATTTAATGGGGCTACTAATATTGATAATTTACAAAAATTAATACAACCTTTAATGTTAAGAAGAATAAAAAATGAAGTATTAAAAGATTTACCTCCTAAACAAAGAATAATAATTCCATTAGAAATTGATAAAGTGGCTTTAAGTAATTATGAAAAAGCAACAGAACAATTTATAGAATGGGCAAAGGATCATATAAATAAAGGTTTAGAAATACAACAGAATATTGATAGATTAAAACAATTAGCTTATTTATGTAAAAGGAATAATGTTATAAAATGGATCGAAGAATACTTACAAATAAATGATAAATTAGTTATAGCAACATATCATAAAAATACTTTAGATGATATTTATAATCAATTTAAAAAAATATCTGTATATATAGATGGAGGAATAACAGGAAAAGAAAGACAAGAAGCTGTTGATAGTTTTCAAAAAAATAAAAAAATAAAATTAATTATATGTCAAATATTAACAGTTCCAGGGTTAACTTTAACTGCTGCTAATGCTACTTGTACAGTGGAATTTGCTTGGAGTCCTTCTGACCATTATCAATTAGAGGATCGAGTACATAGAATTAGCCAAGAAGCAGATTCAGTTTTTGCTTATTATTTATTAGCTCCAAAAACTATCGAGGAAGATATTATAGCAATGATAGATAAAAAACAAAAAGTAGTTGGTAAATTATTAGATGATAATGATGAAGAAATATTTAATCAAAATAATTTATTAAAAAAGATGTTAAAAAACAAATAAAGATAGTATATAATATAAATATGAAATATATAATAAAAGTAAATAAACAATTATTAGGAACTTCTATAAATATTATTTCTTATATTCATAAAGTTACTTCTTATAAAAAAGGATGGAATGGAATTATACTAACCTTAAATAAAAATAAAGCACATAAATATCTTTCGGAAAAAACAGCAGAAAGAGCTTTAACTTTTTATAATGGAAAAATAGAAATAATTTAAAGGATATTACTTGAAACGTGAAACTATAAAATTGGATAAAGAAAGAACTATTATTACTTATATGGTAGTAAATGATAGATTCTTAAATGAAATTATTCCAGTATTTAGAACTTCTTATTTGAAAAGCTCATATGCTAAATTAGTGGCAAATTGGATTATAGAATATTGGGAACAATATAAATGTGCTCCTAAAAAAAATATACAAGATTTATATATTTCAAAATACAAATTATTAAAAGAAGATGATGAAGAAGATAACGATAATATAAAATTATTTTTATCTAATCTTAGTAAAAATTATGAAACATATTCAGAACCTACTAATATAGATTTTTTATTAACAGAATCAATTAATTATTTAAAAATAAGATCAGGGGAAATATTAAAAGAAAAAATAGATGATGCCATAATTTCTAATGATGGGAATAAATTAGATTCTGTTATATCTCAATATAAAAGAGTAGAAAAACCAACAGGTGAAGGAGTAGATTTATTACATGATCATAATAAAATATTAGAAGCTTTAACTATAGAAAATAATGAAATAATAAAATTTCCAGGAGATTTAGGAAATATTATTCAGCCTATTTCTAGAGGAGATTTTATTAGTTTTTTTGGTCCAGCTAAACGTGGTAAAAGTTTCTGGCTTTGGTATAGTGCTGAAATTGCTATGGCTCAAGGTTGTAAGGTTATTTATATTCCTTTAGAAATGAATGAAGTTGAAATTATAAAAAGATCATGGCCTTCAATTACAGGGTATCCTTTATATGATAAAACTATTCATTCAGCTTATTTTGAATATGATGAAGAAATTAATTTATATAGAATTGCACAAAAAGAAAAAGAAAAGAAAGGATTTGATTTAAACAAAATAGAATTATTCCAAAAGAAATTAAAAAGATTATATAGAAAAGGAAGAATAAAAATAATTCCGATGGTTGGTGCTACAGTAGATTTAATTAAAGCTACTTGTGATAATCTTTATTTTTATGAAAACTTTATTCCCGATTGTATTATTATTGACTATGCAGATTATATGGAACCATCTAAAGGATTTAAAAGTAATGAAAACAGACAAATATTAAATAATATATGGAAAAGTTTACGCAATTTTGCTAATGAAAGAAAAATAGCCGTAATTACTGCAAGCCATACAGAAAAAAGCACATTTGAAACTGATATAAAAACAAGACATGCTTCTGAAGATATTAGAAAAATAAATCATGTTACTATGGCAATAAGTTTAAATGCTACAAATAAAGAAAAGGAGGAAAATATTATACGATTGGGTTTAATGGAAATAAGGGAAGGAAGGGCTATAACAGATCAAGTAGTTTGTTTACAATGTTTAGATTTAGGGAAACCTTGTATAGACAGTAAAATGAAAAAAGAAGTTTATGGATATAATAATGTTGAAAAAAGTGCAGAAAAACATAAATATAATAGAAAAAAAGATGAAAGTTAATATATAATAAGAGAAAGGGAGATAGTATTGAATATAGAATATAATGAATTTTTAAAATCTAAAAGTATAGAATTTACTGGAATAGGATTTAAACCTAGTAAATTAAATAAATATTTATTCCCGTTTCAAAAAGCTATAGTTGAATGGGCTTTACAAAAAGGAAGAGCTGCTATATTTTCAGATTGTGGAACTGGAAAAACAATTATGGAATTAGCTTGGGCAGATGCTATAGTAAAAGAAACTGATGGGAATATTTTAATTGTTACACCATTATCAGTATCATATCAAACTTTAAAAGAAGGTGAAAAATTTTATTTTCAACATGAAAAACAATCCCGAGATGGAACTATAAAAGATAAAATAACAGTAACTAATTATGAAATGTTAGACAAGTTTAATCCAGATGATTTTATTGGAATTGTTATTGATGAGAGCAGTATAATTAAGTCCATGGACGGAAAAACTAGAAACCTAATAATAACTAAATTTAATACAGTAAAATATAAACTTGCTTGTACTGCTACTCCATCACCTAATGATTATATGGAATTAGGAAATCATTCTGAATTTTTAGGGATAATGACTTATACAGAAATGTTGAGTAAATTCTTTTTTCATGATGGAGCACATACATCACAATGGAAATTAAAAGGGCACGCTGAAAATGATTTTTGGAAATGGATTTGCTCATGGGCTGTGATGATTCGTAAACCATCGGATATAGGTTTTTCTGATGAAGGTTATAATTTACCAAAATTAAATATAAAACAAATAACAATACCTACAAAGATTATTTTAAAAGGAGATGAAAAAAAATTATTTTCGTATCAAGCAACTACATTAGAAGATCAAAGACAAATAAAAAAAGATACTATAAAATTAAGAATAGATGAATGTGCAAAATTAGTTAATAACTCTAATGAACAATGGATAGTATGGTGCGGTTTAAATAGTGAAGGTGATTTATTAGAAAAAGTATTATGTAATTCTACACAAGTAGCAGGAAAAGATTCTATAGAAGATAAAGAAGAAAGATTAAATGGTTTTATTAATGGAAAATATAAAGTTTTAATAACTAAAAAGAAAATAGGAGCATTTGGATTAAATTTACAACATTGTCATAATATGGTTTTTGTGTTTACTGATCATAGTTATGAATTAACTTATCAAGCTATTAGACGTGAGTGGAGGTTTGGTCAAGAAAATGAAGTAAATATATTTTTCATAGTTGTAGATATTGAAGGACCTATTATTAAAAATATTAATAGAAAAGAAAAACAAGCAAAAAGAATGCAAGATGAAATGTTAAAATATATGAAAATATATCAAGATGTTTTTGAAACTAAGAATCTAAAAGATGAATATAAAGAGGGTAATTCTATGGGCAAAGATTGGGAAATGAAATTAGGGGACTGTATAGAAAAGATTAAAGAAATAAAAACAAACTCAATAGATTACTCTATCTTCAGTCCACCTTTCGCTAGTCTTTATACCTATTCCAATTCAATTAGAGATATGGGTAATTGTAAAGATGTAAAAGAATTTAAAAAACATTTTAAATTTGTTTTACCAGAATTATATAGAGTAATTAAACCTGGAAGGTTGTTATCTTTTCATTGTGCTAATTTAACTATAAATAAAGGAAAAGAAGGATATATAGGATTAAGGGATTTTAGAGGTATTCTTATTCAAATGTTTATTGAAGCTGGATTCATTTTCCATTCAGAAGTTTGTATATGGAAAAATCCAGTTACAGCAATGCAAAGGACAAAATCATTGACATTACTTCATAAACAAATAAAAAAAGATTCAACTAGATGTGCTCAAGGGATTCCTGATTATTTAATTACTATGAGAAAACCTGGAGAAAACTCTGATCCAGTAAAACATACAAATGAGAATTTTCCAGTTGAAGTTTGGCAAAATTATGCAAGTCCAGTATGGTTTGATATTAAACAATCAAATACTTTACAAAGAAAATCAGTAAGAGAAGAAAAAGATGAAAAACATATTTGTCCATTACAATTAGAAGTAATTGAAAGAGCCTTACAATTATGGACTAACCCTGAGGATTTAGTTTTTTCTCCTTATGCTGGAATAGGAAGTGAAGGATATGTTTCTATTTTACAAGAAAGAAAATTTATAGGAATTGAATTAAAAGAAGTTTATTATAATCAAGCTGTAGCAAACTTAAAAATAGCTAATAAGAAAAAAGGAATGAGTTTAATTGGTCAATCATCATTAAAGGAAGAATAATGGATATTTACTATGGAATGGGATTTGGTTTGAAAAAAGAACTAGCTGAACATAATATATCATTAAACATAATGATGTCTTTTGAATCATTTCAAAATAAGAAAAAAATATTAGAAAAGCCAATTCATTGTAAAAAATTATTTATGGATAGTGGAGCATTTTCTAATGACACAAAAGGAATTAAAATATCATTAGATAAATATATACAATTTATTATAGAAAATAATTCAAAAATAGATTATTATGCTTCATTGGATAAAGTAACTAATGGAAAGGAATAAAATTATAAAATAATGTTAAAGAATAAATTAAATCCTATTCCTGTTTTTCATGATGGAGAAGATTATTCAATTATGGATTTTTATATGGATAATTCAAAATATATTGGATTAGGTGCAGTTGCTTATAAATCAAATAAAGTAAGATATAATTTTTTTAGTGATATTTTTAAAAGGTACAAAACTGATTTTCATGGATTCGGAGTATTTAGTATTGATTTATTTGAAATGTTTCCTTTTAAATCTATTGATAGTACAACTATTGCTAAGCATGCAATTGGAGGAGATTTTTATCATCCTGATTTTGGATGGATAAATATGAATATGAAACAGAATAAAAGATATGTAAGTTGGAGAAAAAGAAAAGGAATAGGAATAGTTTCTGATTATGTAGAAAAATTAGGATTTAATTTTAATAGTTTATGTGAATTTGACCAAGCTTCAGCTATAAAAAGATTTATACTTTCAGTTATTTATTTTAATAATAAATATGAAAATAATATTTTTGAGGTAAAAAAGAAAAGGGTAGAAACATTATTTTAATTAAAAGGAGTTAATATCAATGAGTGAAGGCAAATTAAAATTATTATCAATAATTACTGGGGCTCATATATATTTGGAGATTGTCTTACTGAAGTATATGGATATAAAATATCAAGAAAAGTTATATGGACCGGGTTTATTATGATTATTTTAATGACAGTAAATATTTGGATTATAGGAATTTTACCTTCTGAAAAATCCTGGTTATTTCAAGATTCATATAATAATATTTTAATGTTGGTGCCAAGAATAGTGCTAGCTTCATTATGTGGTTATTTTGCAGGATCATTCTCTAATTCTTTTGTAATGTCAAAAATGAAAGTGTTTACCAAAGGAAAGTTTTTATGGATCAGAACTATTGGTTCAACTGTAGTAGGGGAATTTATCGATTCTATTTTATTTGTATTGATTGCTTTTTTAGGCCTGTACCCAATATCAATTTTACTTATTATGGCTTTGTCAAATTATTTATTTAAGACATTTATTGAAATTATATTTACACCAATTACTTATAAAATAATTAAATTTATGAAAAAATATGAAGGATTTGATAAATTTGATACTGATTATAATTTAAAAGATTATACACCTTTTTCATTAAAATAATAGAAAGATAGTATATAATAAATATAAGGAAGATATGTTTATCTTCCTTATACAAAAATAGGAGAAATAAATGAAAGTAAATCGTAACGAATTTCTTAACACAATGAAATTAGTATTATCTGGAGTAGAAACAGGAGTTACTATTTTACAAGGGGCTGATAGTTTTATATTTGACAATGGATATATACATAGTTATAATGACGTAATATCTGTATCAGTATATTTTCCTATTAAAGATAAACAAGGCAATTTTATATCTGCTACAATTAAAGCTAAAGATTTTTTTGATTTAATATCAAAATATGAAGATGATTATTTAACTATTATCCCTAAAGATAATAAATGGATAATTAAAACTGAAAATACTAGAGCAGAATTTACTTTATTGGAAAACGATTTAATACAATATATCCAAGGAATAAATACAAAGTTTAAATGGGAAGATATTCCGGAAAGATTTATAGAAGGTTTACAAATATGTAATTTTACTAATCCTACTCAATTATCAGGTGTTTATTGTAAAGATAAAAATAT